TCCTCCACAAATGTTAATTGTAGTTCTTTTTGTCTTTTTGAAATAACTTCTTTTATTTCGTCAGAAATTTGTTTTAAATCCATTTTAATCTAATTGATGTATTTTATAATCGTCTAATTTTCCTTGTAAGTCGGCAATGTCTTTGTCGCCTTCTAATTTTATAACAAATACTTTACTAAATAATTTACCACAATTTATTCTGTGATAAAGTTTTTCTGTATCTAACCAAGCATCGGGGTCAAGTACTAAAATTATTTTTTTTGCCTTTTCATATAATAAATTAAATATTTTTTCACTCATAAATTTACCCAATAACGGAATTGAATTTGGGATAAATATACTATCAAAAACTCCTTCAACAATATAAATCGGTTCATCCCATTTTATTAAATGTTCATTCCAAACTATCGTTTCTTTTGGAACATCGGGATTTTTATATTTCAATTTTGTTTTTGACAAATACGAACGAGCAATAAAATAATTTAGATTTTGTTCCTCATCATATGATGGTATCAATATTCTGTTTTCATAATGACCAGTATAACAAAATCCAATGTTATACTTTTCAATCATTTCATCTGTTATGTTTCTTTTTTTAAGATAACCCATTGCTTGTTTATAGTGATGAGTTAATTTTAAACCAGATGAAATATTTTTAAATGGTACGAATTCTTTTGGTAATCTTACTTTTTTATATGTTCTATTTTTAAAATCCTCAACTTCTTCTGGTTTTAACAATTGATATTTTTTCAATTGTTTTGGTGTTCCGAATTTTTTAATAAGTTTATATATTGATCCGTGTGTTTCATGGGTTTCACAACAAACCCAACATTTATAAACTGAATATTTGTAATTAACCTCTAAGTTACCTTTACCGTCACCAGAATCCAAACCTTTAACATCGTATGAACAAACAGGACAGTCAAAGGACATTTGGTATCTGTAATCATTGTGTGATCTACATTCACCAAGAATATCTTCTAATATCTCTATTATCGGTTCGTATTGTACTTCTTGTTCGGTCATTGTCAAATGATAAGAAAAAAAAGTGATAAAAAAAAATCCCCCGGAGACACCAACTCCGAGGGATACCAACCAACATGTATTTCTACATGCCCCGTCTATATAAATATAGTTGAATAATTATAAAATGTAAAATTTAAGTTGCCGGATTTTTTTAAAAATTTAATATTGCTCTATTAACACCTATTTTCATTGTTAATTCAGTTGGATTATCTGAACTATAATCTAATTCACCCATACTAATTTTTTTCTAATTTAATCATGTTAACATAACCAATAACAGCAGTTGCGGCATCACTCATATCAAAGTTTTCTTTCTTTAATTTGTTATTTTTATCATATAACCACTTAACATCTGCACAAACCGCATTTACATGTTCCCAAATTACTTGTTTTTTATCAATGTCTTTTGGATAACCACCAAACAAAACATTTTTACCTTTGTCATTTTTATTAACTAAATCAGGAAATGCAAATTTTCTTGCATTATATGTTGATATAAAGGTGGGCACAATTCCCAAAGTATCATAAACTATTTTACAAATCATTGTATTATACCTCAATAAAGTCTGAACGGTATAAATGTTATTTGAATTTAACAATGGTTCTTCGATGATTACACGAAGGATACCCATATCTTTATAATTCTCGATATGTTTTTTGAAGGCATCCGCCTTCTTCAATAATTCCTCAAGTTTGTCTTCAGGTTGAGGTTTTATTTTTGGAGAAAAGTGTGTTAATTCCAATAATTTAGAACCAGTTAAATCAAATAACGCAAATCCAATTGTCTTTGTTGATATATCCAAACCTAATATCTTTGGACTATTCTTTAATTTTATACTCATAAAAGAATATATACGTGATATTTTTAAAAATGTAAAGTTTAGAAGTCTATTTTGATTGCAAAAACTTGTGTTCCTCTTCTAACAATTGGTTTCGCTGATTTAGCAACAACCAAGGCTTCTTTATTACTATCTAAAAGAGCAATCTCAGTTATCTTTTTATCTTCACCAGCAACATATGTTGGGTTCTGTGTTTCGGTAAATTGTGTACTTGGTAAGTTAACCAAAAAATTCATAACCTCAATGTCACTCGCTCTGACAACTTTTATACTTCCAGGAAACGGTTGTTCATCACCAAACTTTGGTTGCGTTGATGGTTCATGTACAATGTAACCATTACCAAAATAATTGTCTATCACATATTGTGTTCCGCTGTTATATTTTGAAAAATTAACAATAAATGAAATGTCTCTTAAATTTACGGGGTCAAGAAAATTAACTCCGTTACCTCCCGCTTCTGTTGTAAAATCAATTTCAATCCAATCATCAGGTACGGGTCTTTGACCTGTTTTTGTTATTTGTACTAAAATTTTAAACTCAGTACCAACGAATCCATCAACAACATTTGGAAGAGTTGTTTTCATATAACTAAATGCGGTGGTATCGAATTTAACAACTAAACTTGTTGGTATTGTTGTGCCCTGTATTTTTGAATAATAATTACAAGGTAAACCATTTAAACCTTTATCTGAATTGGTAAAAGTATATGTCACCCATATTGTTTGATCTGTTGATCCTGTTAAAACTGAATTTGGTGCTGTGGTGTCACTTGGTACCAAATATAATTTTGGTGCATCTAAAGTATATCTTCTATTGCTTCTGTAATCTAATAAAGCAACTAATTCTTGGTCATCAAAAATTATTGTTTTTTTAGTGTAAAAAACTTTACCAACTCTATTATTTTGTTCATCAAGTAAGTATCTATATGGTATATTTGAATTACCATTTAAGATTGGTGATGGTGTCGTGATTTCATAATCAACTGTATCCATATTAAATAACGCTCCAACAACATTACTTGTATTTCTATGGTAACAAATAAATGGTATAAATACTTGGAAGTATTCTAAATCAGTTAATGGTAAACCATTTTCATCTTCTAATATTGAATCATTAACATTGTTATTGGTACTTAAATAATCATCATATTTAAAGAATCTTTCAGGATCAAATCTTATATCACCTAACTCTGAATAATGTATAACCGCCAATACCCTTTGTTCTTCAGGTGTCACGGTTATTGATTCACCAAAAGAATTTTTGTACGATGTGGTATTATTAATGGTTTGTCCGGATGATGTTGTGTATCCTAAAAATTGTTTTGTTGATATGTGTTGATTACTTGTGAAACCTGTTAAGTTTATGTTTGTTAAACCACTATAACCTATAGGATTCTCATTCCACACAACATTTAATGTCCACGGATCGTGTTGATCCATTGGATCAATTGGTTGTGGTAAACATATCGGTGCAACACTAGTTGATGGTGGAAATTCTATTTGACATTTATTACAAACAACTTGTGCAAAACCTGTTAAAGTTGATAAGTCTGGTGTGGGTCTATCAAGATATATTGTATTTCCACTAATACTTAAAACTTTATAAATTAAACTATTTGATTGTCCGGTTATTATTGGAACATTTGGATCGGTCCCACCAAACTGATCGAATACCAACGTAATATATTCACAAGTTTGAAATGTATCTCCAGATAAAACATCAATAGAAGAAGAACCATTAATTGTGGATATATCGATTCTATCCGTCACACACATTACCTTTGTTCCTATACAATCAATATCATCATATTCAATATATTGTGAAACAAATCCCGCGGGACCCATCGGATTTCTTAAAATGTCAGTATATGAATTTTGAACAGGGACCCCATAGGTTGTTGTTGTTACTGTTGTGTCTATTTTGTATGGATATTTAACAACTGTTTCTTTATCGTGTGGGGCAAAAACTTTTTGAAATGGTTTTTTAAAAGTACCATCTAAATTTGTAAATGGTGCACTATAATCATATTCGGAATCACCAATTTGGAAATATGAAATTACAAAATTTCCCTTAGCGATTGAATTTCTACCTTTTTTTGTTACTCTGGCCGATAAAAACTCAGAGTTATTTTCTGTTAAAAAGCTCATACATTAATAAATACATTTATTTTTATTTTACATTCCCGTACATTGGTTTAATCCATAAATTTTGTAATTATTCGTACCAATAGTAATTATTTGTGGATTTGTTGTTAATCCAATTCCATTTACAGCCAAATTAATTACTCTTAAACTAGCAACACCGATTTCACTAACACCTGTACTATCAGTCGCCGATGTGTTTCCGGCAGGTAATAATAAACTAGGTAAGGTCGCGTTTCCACTTACAAATGTTGTACACGTCGGATCACTAAATCTTCTAATGACAAAATCGAAATCTAATAAATCTAAAGTCGTCCCCGCAATCACATTGACTGTTCCATTAATAAATCCAGAACCATCACTTTCACCAAATGCAACAATTTCAGCGGTTATTCCGGTTGGTGTTGGTGTACTAGTTGGTGTTGGTGTACTAGTTGGTGTAGGTGTACTAGTAGGAGTTGGAGTGCTAGTCGATGTAGGTGTTGGTGTACTAGTAGGAGTTGGTGTACTAGTTGGTGTTGGTGTTACGATGGGTAGTGAACTGCAAAGTGACAAATTAAATCCTAAGTTATTTAGTGAGTTAATTATCAGATCTGCATAATATGATGGTGTTGACGCCGCCAAAGTATTTAATTCATAATTAATGTTATTTCTTCCAGATAAACCATATGTTGATCCAGTATATAGTGTTGATAAGGATGTATCACCACTAACAGCCTGAATAAATGAACCATACTCGGTACTTCCAATAACCCTAAATATGGTTGCAAAATATCTCCCAAATGGTAATTGATTTAATGTACTGGTTAAAGCAACCATATCTGTATCATACTGAGGTGTTCTGGCGGTTTCCCATGATGAGACACCCCATTCTGCACCGTATGGACTATTTTCATCCGAAAAAACTAAATTAATAACAGTGGTTATTGATGGTGAACTACCTGTATTATTCATCCATTGGAATATTCGTTCGTCACTAATTGATGTGATACTAACTCTTTGATCATATAAGACAGAATCATTATTAAAATAAGGTAATAAACATGGTTTTAATATTCCACTGTTCATATTGATTAATGGAGATAATGTTGAATTCATCGATCCGGATGAATCAAAATAAATATTTATTTCCGTATTTTCATCTATTTCTGGTATGGTCAATTCATAAGTAAAATCACAAGGTAATGTTGTTCCTGTTACTTGAATATCACATGATGGTGGACATTCCTCAAATCTACTTGAAAAAATATCACCAACATTGGATGTGATTGCAGACCACATATACGTTGGTGGATTACTTACAGGATAATCAACATCATATGATAAAATAGAATGTAATGTACCATTACCAATATCATCTCTTACTTCCCATCTATTATTAGATTCATTCCAAAATACATAATAATCATCACAACATATTTGATAATATGGTCTTTCATTGTAAACACCCATTGGATAATATAGTGTTGTATTATATTCTGTATCTGAACTATAACATAAATGATTAAAGCATACGGGGCATCCAATAAAAACAACCCTTACTTGAAATCCACCTTGTTTTTTTGGATCAGTTAATGTATTATTTTTTATACTACCGTCCCCATGTTCAAGAAAAATATAAACAGGTTTGTGTGTTGGACTAAAATTTTTAAATTCATAAATAAACCCAGTAGATGGATTTGTTGTTGCCGTTGTTACAAATGTTGAAGCCGAAATTTCATATGTGAAACCTGTATATATACGATAACTATTTGGTACACCGTTAACGACAGATGAATGATTACCAAAATTTGTTGCACCTGAAACCAAATCATATATTGTAACACTACTATTAGTACAACTACCTGTGGTACTAACATCAAGATAAAAATCTACAGTATCATAACATTCATAAACCTTACTATCATTAGTATATATTGTAGTTATTGTTGATGTACCATCAACAATATCCGTTACTTTTATAAAGTACCTCGTATCAAATTCCAAATTTGTTATAACAACAGATGATGTTAGGCTTGGAAATGCCCCAAAAAACACATATGAACTTGATGACCCTCCACTATATTCTACAATAAAGTTATGTGGTATTTGTAAATTATATAACCTAACATTTAAACCCATGATATAATAAATATAAATTGTTTATTTTTAATAATAAAGTTTATGGAACCGCAGCACTTGATGTTAATCCTACTGCTTCGGCATATTTTAACCAAGTTTCAACTCCTGCAAATTTTTCATTTTGACAATCATATATCATTCCTTTATCAAGTAATTTTAATAAAAATAATCCTCTAAAATTTTCACTTTTGGTATCCAGATAATCAAGTAAACATTTTATAGAAATATTACCTAATAATACTACACCTTTATCTAAAATCACTTTAGTGGTATTATATCCAAATTCAGAAATAATTCTATTTAATACTGTATTAAAATCTAAATATGGGCAATCATTTACTATATTTATACAATTCTGAAATGGTGGATCTCCCGTTGCACCTAAAGAATTTAAAAGTATGTCATAAGAATTAATATTACCATAAGCACTAATACAACAAGTTAAACCACTTACTGGACATGTACCATCATATGTTAAACTAACCGCTTCCGCATATTTCAAAAAAGTTTCAATCGACGCAAATACTGTGGTACCCGATAGATCACATTCATCACAACATATAGTTTGAGTATATGCTGATGTAGAAAATCCTTCATCTAATAATTCATCCCAAGTACTTAAAACATCATCATCGGTAGGTGATGGTGAATTATCTTCACAATAATTTATCAAAAATTCAAGAATATTATATTTTCTATTACTCATATATAATTATTTTTAAGGTATAATAGGGCTGGGTGGTGGTGTTGTTAAGTCTTCAATTGTTTTATTAAATCCTCCATGATCACCCATTCTATAATCACGACCATGACATAAAAAGAAAATACCACTACTCATCCAATCTTGGATTGTATCTCCAATCGTATTAATTCCGTCATAATTATTTATGGTGTTACCGGTATAAAAATTTATTAAGTTATCTAATCCGGTTGAATTTCCGATTGTACCCACTTCAAAAATTCCAATCTCAATTAAACTACTAAATTTAGTTGGATCTAGAGTTTTTAACAATTGAATTTTTTCTTTAAATCCATTGTTACATGAAGAATATTTGTATACCACACCATCTATTTCTTCATCAGGTGGAATTGCATTTGATATCCCGACAGTGGGAATGTAATCCAATAAATATGTTTGTGCCGACATAGCGTAGTTTATACAACAACCTGTTAAGGCATTTATATACGTTTTATCATTTGGAACTGAAGCAGTCTCAAACATTGATAGGTACGTGTAAGTGTTACCTATATAATAAAAATCATTACATGGTGGACAAATTAGACATGATTGTGATTGACCCAAACCATTACTTAAAAATACATCGGTAAGCCAATCTATCGGATTTGTTAAACTTGGTTCTAGTGATGGATTTTCATCTAATTCGATTATTGATTTTAATGTCAAATCAAAAATAAAATCAAATGGATTTATTGGTTGGCAATATTCAATGTCATGTGCCTTAACTTTAATTAATATATTTCCACATTCTTCACACGAAAGTTTTAGAAAATAATGTTGTAAAGTATTCGATCCGAGTACTAAATCTGTTATTTCAAAAGTATGTTCAAATGAATTTGTAACATTGGTTGCAATCAAATTAACCGTTGTACTTGATGTTAATCCGGAGTATATATCGAACGCTTGTCCTGTTGGTACTAAATTTATTGTTGTTTTAAACATATCATATTTTTTATTTTATTAACAAGTACCTCCACTGTAATTAATATTACATGGTATACCTGTTGTATATATTTGTAAATCAGAAAATGAGAATAATGTTGTTGGCCAAGTTTTACTACATACCAATGTCTCTGATGGTGATCCAAAAGTACCTGATGGTATAACAACATCTTGAGATGTGTCATCACAACAATCTGTTATTGTAACAATTTTTGTTGATCCTGCGTTATATATCCTGAAAGATCTACATTCACTTGAACAATCAAAAGTGGGTATTGATGGTTGTGAATTATAAATAATCTGTGCACTTCCAGTAAGATCATAAACTCTATTATTACTTACCCATCTACCAATTGATTGTGTTGATGTGACATAATTCGTACATAAACACAATGGATAAAATAAAGCATCACAAGGATTACTTGGGTCTCCACAAAGAACAAGTGGATTTGAATAATTCACTGGTATACCTAAAGATGATGAATTTATTAATAGTTGTTGATTATTAGATATGGCCCCTGATGGTATACATACGTTACCCTCAATAAAAACGGCATTATTTAACCATGGTAACCCATTCCCTGTACCTAAAGATGCGGTATTAGAAAGAAGTAACCCAACTTGACCACATTCAAATGATGATGGACAATTAACAGATGGTACAACCGGTGGTGGTGGTGTTATTGTTGGTGTACTAGTAGGTGTCGGTGTTGCCGTAGGTGTTGGTGTACTGGTGGGGGTTGGTGTTGATGTTGGTACAGGTAAATTATTGGGTATTTCTAATGTACATTGTTTTTCAATACTAGAAAAATATATAACATACGTACCAAACACATAATTACTAATATATGTGTACGGTAATACTTGTGATCCTAAATTAAAAGTACCGCCAGTATCGGGGAAAAAAGTTATTTCTCCTGTTTCCCCCTCATAATTTTGTGTTTTTATTATTATTTCTTGTATCATCTTTTATTAAATACCTAAAATTATTTTTTTTATGGACAACTAAAAGTATTTAATATCACACCACCACTATCAACTTGTATTGCTAATCGTGATGTTCCAGAACAAAAAGTTGTCGAATTAACAATAACTATCCAATTTCCACCACCATCAGACGGAGCGGTTAATCCCGGGTCATCATACATTATCATACCAGCACTAAATACAGGTATGTCTCTATAAAAAGCTCTTGCACATGTTGATCCCGCAGCACAAGCCAATCCCGATGTGGAATAAGTACTCACATTTCCGGCGAACACATATGAACTTGGTGGTGTACTACTAACCGTAGGAGTTGAGGTACTAGTTGGTGTTGGTGTACTAGTAGGAGTTGGTGTACTAGTTGATGTAGGTGTTGGTGTTGCAGTAGGAGTTGGAGTACTAGTCGATGTAGGTGTTGGTGTTGCAGTAGGAGTTGGAGTACTAGTCGATGTAGGTGTTGGTGTTGGTATTATAAATGATCCACACTGTTGTAATATACCAGATGATCCCGAATATATTACACCTATAGTGTAAGTGTCGGATGGTAATCCCGAAAAAGTGTCATGGAAATAATTCGTATTAAAAGGTGAACTATATACATCTTGATCGATAATTGTTCCTGATGAATTTAATGCACATACAATTATTTGTGTTATTGATGGATTATTTTTTACAGCATAACCAAACTCTGTTGAATTTATATCACTTTGTATTGTAAAAGGACAATTTAATGTATATGTTATTGGGCAACCTGAAGTTGGGTCCACACTAAAAAATGGTGCAACATAGTCGGGATCACCAACTGTATTATTTTTAATTTCACCTGTTGGGGTATTTGTGTTTATGTCATATTTTTCAAGTGTGTCAACTATTACATCACCCGTGTTTTCCAATCCGGTAACCGCGTTATTGTAAAAAACAACACTACCTTCACTTCTGTCTACTATTACTCCTCCCCAACCTACTGTGGGACCAGGACTTACTGACATTAAACTATTTGTCCCGTATTCATTTGTAACTTGTTCAATACCGGATAGATAATAATTAGGTATCAATCTTTTTATTTCATATGTGTCTCTATCAATTTCATAAGTTTGATATATTACAGTTGCATCTCCATTCACATTATTAATTAATTGAGTTGCTATGTATAACTTACCGCTAACGGGATCTAAATTAAAAGTATAAACACCAACATCTTTACCTTGTAATCTTTTATTAAAAATAATTGTTGTTACAATTGTTGCTCCCGTATTTGTTGAATTTGGATTTAAAACCCACATTCTTCTTCCACCAATATCACTTACATAAACTTTGTTTTTTTCTATGTCATAAAATAGATATTGCCAATATCTACCAGATCCACCGGGAACTGAGGTAGATGATCCTGGTAATGTTATATAGGTTATAAAATTGAAATTATCATCAAAAACACCGATATTACCAACTGTACCTGAACCCGAAGTTGACGTTACCCATAAATATGTTTGAGAGATCCCTGTACCAATTTCACGTGCAGTTGGTGCCCCTCCAACAAAATAAGTGTTTAGTTGAGTATTTCTTGGTATTATTGTTTTTGGTAAAGAAGGATTTTCTCTATTTATTCTTATTAAATCACCTGTTGGTGTTATTCCTGAAAGTGAACCGCCTCTAATGTCACCATATATAAAATTTTCTGAAACGTAAAGAAAATTTCTTTCGAATATATTATCACTACCGTATGATATTTGTGTTATGGTGTTTCCGGTTGTGTCATAAATGATCATTCCTGTTATAATAGTATCAGTTGGTAACGTATTAAGTGGCGTTTGATTTGTACCTGTAAAATATATTCTCTTGTATGTTTTATCAAAAGTGCTAATATACAATGCAGGTGCTCTCAACCAACTTACATCACCAGTTGCACCAGTGATAAATGTTACATTTGATACGGATGTAGATGCTGTGGTTGGTGTAAACCAATATATATTACCCCTAAGATTGTCATCCGCGTCTGCAACCCAAACTCTATTTGTATCATCGTCATACCAAACATAAGATGGTGATGATATACCAGATAGTGAATTAGTGATTAAAAAGTTTGCACTTTGTTCACATGTGAAATCTAAAATTCTCCAAGCAAGTTCGGGTGACGTATCTATTAAAGTTGACGAACATGTTATACCAAAACCAGAAAAATATAAAAAATATGTACCATAGGGATACGTTGACTCATATTGATAAGGTATAACATGTGAACCTAAATTAAATGTTCCGCCGGTATCTGGATTAAATGTTATCTCCGCAACTTGGCCATTATAATTTTCACTTGTTAATGTAACATTATATTTCATTATACCTAAATATATTTTTTTTAATTTATGTTGTAAAGTTTAAACATATTTCATAATATGAACCGAGGTGGAACAACGGATCATCAGTTGTAAAATCAATAAACAATGTGTGTGTTGTTCCTGCCGATAAGAAATATGGTCCAGGTACAATGATATTCTGAATAACAGGACCCATTGTACATCCTTGATTCAAGTCTTGTGATGTTGCAGATGCTAACAATGTTCCATCAAGATAGAAAGCTATGTTTTCATAACCCGTATCTTGTAATTCGGCTAAACCACTAAAACTTAAGTGTAAATAAGTATCAACCGGACCTACTGTTATTGTTGCAGTTGCGGTACCATTTTGTGTTATATCACACGTACCACCACAGTTTAATGAATCCGCAATATTAAATCTAACACATAAATTATTTGGTGATACTACCCACTCAGCCGTTTCGCAACCCGTGACTCCTGACGTATTCTTAGTTGTTGTCCATATTAAACCAGATACAGGTAATGTTCCTGTTGGCGTAGATGTACTAGTAGGTGTTGGTGTAGATGTACTAGTAGGTGTTGGCGTACTAGTTGCTAATTGTAACTCAGCGGTACAACACTCTGGTATTTGTGATGCACCGTAAACCACTAATGACGGAATTGTTTGTATTAATGTTGGTGTATGTGGATATGTTAAAGGTATATTATATATTTTACCATCCACGTTCGCAACATATAATGAACCATTATCTTGGAATATTCCATATGGTGTTGTGGCAGTTGTATTTAAATCTGAACTTGTTTCAAATAAACCTGTATTATAATCATATTGAACTAAAAATACACCACCTAATTTTGTTATTGTTATTAAAATTTTATTATTTGTAGTAAACATTATATCTCCGGCAATTGACTCAGTTGGTAGTAATGAAAATATTACATTTACCGTAGCCACAGAATTACTTACGTCTATTTCTATGATTTCCCACAAACCAGATATACCATTGTATGATGATGACAATAATTTAGTATCATTTATTGCACATAATCCAGCACCAATATTTATTCCACTTGGTAAAGATACAATCCTATTAAATGTTGTCGACCAAGGATTAGTACTTATATCCCATTCATATATAAAGGAATTATATAACCACATCTTATTTAATGTGTGAGCAATATCTGCGGAAAATATAAATGTACCTAAATTGGTTTTAGTGTTTGAAGAATAATCATAATAATAAACATCATTAGAATCATCATTAATTAAAACACTACATTCAGGTAATATTAGATTTGATGGTATTGAACATTCACCTACTGATGAGATTCCAGATAATGGTAATGTGGAACTCGTGTTACCAGTCCAAATGTATGTATCATTAGAAACAGGATATTCACTATTGTTACCTAAGTAACCATATATTTGACCGCCAACTGTATTTGTGAAAAGGTCATAAGTTTCCCTATGTTCCCATATAGTTGTACCACTATTCCAAACAACATATGTAATAAAACCAGGAATAGAAAGACTAATTAACATATAATTAATTTTACCATCATAATATGTGTAAGATTGTCCACTAAAAATAAAATTAGAACTGTTTCCGGAAGTTAAATAAAAGCATAATTCAGGTAAACAATCATTTAACTGTGAATTTACTAAACCAAATTGATCTTCAATACGAATCCAATTTTCTGTCGGTTCATTTGTTGGTGTGTCAAGGTTAACATTTAAATAACTTAAAACACCATATACAGTATCGGGTATTTTGTTTACAACATCATAATTAGAATAGTTTTCCCATCTTGTTGTACCACTATTCCAAACAACAACACCGAATGGATAAGTCATGCCTGTTCCTGTATTTGTGTAACCTAAACTATAGTAGTACTTACCATCATGGTATCCTGCAGGGTATCTAAGATTAACATTAGATCCCATATTACCAAAAGTTTCACCAGGGTCGTATGTAAAACATACTTGTGGTGGACAATCATTTACTGTTGTAATGTACGCTCCAAGTTCAGGATTATAATCATAAACCCATTGATATTGTGAACTACTAATTGGTGTGTTTCCACTATAATTTAAATACGAATATAATGTTCCTGATGTTCCGACATTTACGTCAAAGTTTTCCCAATTTTCCCATCTAGTTGTGCCACTGTTCCATATCAAATAATATGGGAAATTTACATCAGTAGATTTATAATAATTTCTATTGTTATACACACCAAATATTTCGTAGATATATGAAGTATATTGTGTTGTTGATGAGTATGTTCCTATTAAACAAATGTCACTACATATTTCATCACTACAATCATCCGGTAATTGTTGTGTTGGTGGTATACAATTTCCACTAATTGAATTTATTATTTGGTAACTTGCAGATGGTAAATCAATAATATTCCAAGAATATGATCCTTCAACGATTGGTAAATTTGGATTTTCATTATATTGGTACAATGTACCTGAATTTAATGATGATCTATATTCCCATCTATTATTATTTATCGACCAAGAAACATAATAAACAAACGTATCGTTTTTAGGACTAAAAATATATGATGGTTTTTCATTAACGATAACCCCCGGACTAACTGTTACAAATTCAGGGTTAGAAAACGCTTCGGCAGCAATTTCAAAACATATAGTTGGTTCGGTAAAATATTCTGTAGGGCAATCTTCAATATCACTATAGAATTGTTGTGGACAATCTTCTATTAAATTAGAAACATGTGTTTGATATTTGTGTTGTAGTAATACTTGATGACTATCGTTACCATTAAATATTATTAAATCTTCACCGACAGGTACATCTCTACCAGAAGTTTCAAAATTAAAATTATAATACATATTTGGTTCACAGTAATCAAGATCTACCGCAATAACCTCAATAGGAAAACCATCGACATTCAATAAGAAATCACCATAATTTTCATAATAATCTTTTGGATATGGACAACATGGTTCTGGTGGTGTTTCTCCGGGTAATTGTAAATGTTCAGGTATTCTCTCATCAAGGAAATAATCTGTTTTAGTTACAATACCTCCATCAACTATTTTGTTTGTATATACTCTTAATTTTGTTGTTGGTAAAACTTCAATAACTGTTGTTGTATTATTTACTGTTCTTCCCGTTATTAAACTTTTCTTAACAGATCCAAGACATTCTATACTTTTTACTTCATTATAATCATATTGAAAAGTAAAGGCATATCCATATAGATAAGCAAGTTTAAAATCTTGATATGAGAAATTACATGGTTTATATGTTGCGGTTAATAAAATATCACCAACAACAACGTCCTCAACATTTGTTATTTCAATATCACCAAAATTAATATAATGTACTATTGCGTTGTAATCTATTGTACCGTTTTCTATTTGAATTATTGGAAACTGTCCAACAATTTTTAAAACTTTACTATCAGACAATAATCCATAATCATAAGATGGTTCATATTTTAATCTTGGTACGAATATACAGTCAATAAAATTATCACAAAATGTGACCGCTGTTTGTGAAGAAATTAATGTTTCACCACTACAAGGTAGTGAACATCCACTCATATATGTATTGATAACAAATTGTTGATAATATTCTTTAGACTCATTATGTTCATATTTTTTCTGAAATCCGTCTATTGATATTTTTGTCTCACAATTAGCAGCATCTAAAAAATTTAATTCTATTTTTTTACTAAGAGAAGCACCTGATATAGATATTTTACAATTATCAACTTCACCAAATTTAATTCCTGTACTTGTTGTTCCAGTTTTACCTGTGATAAACATACAATCAGAGTGGTAATAAGTAGAAGAACCAAAACCACCTTTTTGTATACCAACATTATTTTTAAGTACAATATCTAAATCAATAATAGGACAATAGTCTGTTTGACACTCTGTTGTATTTACATTAATATCTAAATCATTATTACATATTGGATTTATTGGTGTATATTCAGTGTCAAATCTATATATAAAATAATCTTCAACAGAACAATCATTAAAATCATATTTTATTGATGTGAATCTAACTTTTTCTTTACCGTCAATATCGGTGAAAAATTCAAAAGTTAACTTTGGTTTATATTCCCATGTGTATGTTGAATTAGGTTGTTGTAGAAAAGGTTCGTAATTTTCATATCCCGCAGTATATCCCGTTGTAAATTTATTTACAACATTTTCAACCAACCCAGATAATGCAACCACCCAAAGTTCTTTTATTTTATCGACATCGGGATCTACAAATTCTTTATAGTCACATATCAAAGGCAATGCCGTTGTACCGCTATCAGGTAAAATTGTACAACCAGTCATTGGCATTGGATTAAATAATTTAGCACTGTTACTTGTATTTGTTGTCCCACTAACAAGTACACAATAAGGGTGTCCAGAAAACACATATCCATCAATTTCTATTATTGGACAATATGTTACCCCTGTTATATTGATTAATCCTCTAAAATTTTCTTCTTCACCTAATATTGTTTCTAAATCTTCATTTATCGCATCACCAAAATTTGGGTATAAATTCTCAACTATTGTTTTTGGTTGACATCCTAAATTATATTTATATTTTGGTCTACCAAAAAAGTTATTATCTATTAAATTACCTCCTGTCCATAATGTAGTTGCGGGAATTACTTGATCAAGTATTTGCATCCAATATGGACTCATTCGTTGTATAAACTCATGTGAATCAATATAATTATAAGAAGTAAAACCAGTGCTAGTGAAATAAGATGTGTAAACATCCTCGAGTGCAATGTAATTTTTCTTATATCTTATAACGTGGGAATTTTTTAATTGGGAATGTAATGTCTTTTCTAAAAATTCCGCAAATGTGACACCTGTTTGTGGATATAATGTATTTGAACCGAATGTTAATAATAAATCTCTAGATTTTCTCCAAATATCATAATCGATCGCCCTACTTGGTGATAAGTAGACTTCAATATTTTTTCTATTTAAAACATAAGATGAATTTCCATCATAGAAACTGGCCTTAACGTTATCTATTTCAGAATCCAAACCATATCCAGTATCTAATCCTGGTAATGTTCTAAAAACGTCAAAATATTCTTCACCATAAGAATATGGTTTTGCCTTTGTTTTAATCGTTTTTGTTCTACCTGTTAAAATAGAATTTTCTTCATCAAGTATATCGGGTGTTCTATGTTTTAAAGTCATATCATACCATCCCGAACCTTTCTGAAAAAATATATCACTTATTGGATCAAATGCTCTTCTAGGTAATCCGGTTTTTTCATCAACAGGATAACCCTCTCTATTAAATGTTGTTAATCCTTGTTCTATATTTTTTGTATAAAGATATGTTGTTGGTGAAAATAATGCTGTCGTTAAAAATTTACTTCTTTGTAAAACATCATAGATATCATTTTCGAGGTCACTAGAATTTGGCATTGATGTGACTCTGTAAATATATTCATCAATTCTTATTAAAGGTTCAGGTGCACCCAAAAATCTTAGAAAGAAATGTATCGATGATCTAGTTCCTTTTGATTTATATAGATAGGCTAAATTAACTAATAGTCTTCTATAGAATTCATATTCGGCTTCAATTAAATTTTTACCAATACTTTGTGATGAATAGTTAGATCTACTTCTACTATACAATGCACTATCTAATGTATCTTCATCAAATAAACTAACAGTGGTCAAACCTAAATTTTCCGCTAAATTCTTAAGTAGAATATCGGGTAAATTATTTATACCATCATAACTTACATTTCTCATGTAAGCGATGTTGTCTATATATTTCTTTATTTTATCAAAACTTTGTCCATATAATTGAAAAACACTTTCTGCCTTTTTTTCATCAGAATCAAACTCATACAATTGGGGTGATGTTAAAAATCTAATAAATAAATTAGATTTATAATTATCGATTTCGTCTCCTAAATTTTTTAAACTATCTAGATACCCATCAAAATCAGAACCAATTATTTTTATATTCCAACCATCTTTAGATAATGGCCAATTATATGCAACTTGTATTAAATTTGTATTTGTTTTATCAAAATTTTCTCTTGGCACAACAAAAAATGCAGTAAACTTTGGATTAGTTTCTCTATTAACTAATTGTTCCTCAATTTCATCTAAACTTTTATAAAACTCCTCAACAATACCATCATTTGGTCTAACTAATATATTTTCAGTATAAGTCGTGTCGCCAGAAAACGGATTACCCTTTATTTTTAATTTAAAGTTACTTTTACTGTCTGGTTGTACAAAGTCAACTATTTCGTAAGGTTGTTCTTTGATTACTGTTACATATTTCTTAAATGAAGAATAAAAGTTTCTAATATTAGTATCACCATCAGGTAAGGTATTACTTTGTGGTCTACTTAATTTTATTTCAAACGTATTAAATAGTCTAGGTAACTCAACTTCAAAAATTGTTGTGTCTCTATCAATATCGTATGATATATTATAGGCCGTATATTGATTTGTTACAATTAAACTGTCTTTGTCTATTAAAAAAGATGCGGGATATTTTTTAATAATATTTTTAATTGATACTTCTAATCTTCTAGATAACGACCCGAATAAAGATTTACCAGCATCATTTTTAGCATTTCTAAATCTCAACTCTCTGTCACTTTTTTTAGTCGATGACATTAATGGAGTTGAAAATTCATTTTCTTCTTCTTTTAACGTGTCTAATGTTAAAAAATCCGAAAACGGACTTGTTCTAAAATTTTTACTGTCTTTTTCAGGAATTGCTCTATCTAAAGCAAAGTTGGTATTAGTTAATTGACTAGACCCATCGGTAATTTGCACACCGACTAAACTATCACTAAAGGTTTCTCTTCCACTTGCTGCCTGACTTGGTACTTTTCTTCTTGCCATTATATATTTGTAATAGTATCAAAATCTAATGATTGGTCAATATCTGTTTTTCTTTCTCTAACCTCATACAATGTGTCATTTAGATCATCTTTAATCTCATACAAGTTGTATTGTCTATAGATATTGTTATTATTATCGTAAATCGTATAGATACCCGGTGCAACCGCCTTAGTTTGATTACCATAAAGTGCGTGTGCTAATGTAGTTGCATCATGTTCAACCATCTCGATTTCAATTGTAGTTGGATTTAAAAAAGTATTTGTTAAAATAATTTTTTGTGATGGTTGTCCAATAAAAGGTACCGTATTTGGTTTACTGGATGGTGCGGAGGACGGTGTAACAGTAAGAAACATTAAATTTGTCGCTTGATCAGTGTACTGATATCTTATCGCTTTTTGAGTTGTATTTGTCAAATTTGATGCAATTGGTGTACAATAAAATGATGAAGTTACGACTCTATAAAAATTTGGTATTTTAGTATTGTTATTTGTGTTGATATACTCTATTCTATACCCAACCAATCCTTGTGGTGTGAATTTATTTCTATCTTCGGTTGGAACGTTACTTATATCAATAATTAATCCTCTAACTGAAGGTAAAGAAGCCAAAATACCACAATCGGTTATTGTTGTTCTTATTTGTTTGGGTCTAATGTGTAAGGTATATATACCTAATTCGGAAAAATCACTAGAGGATAATTTTAAATTATATAAACCACCTAATATTTCAACATTTGGTGCATTATTGTCATCGGTTGTTTCATTATTATGAAAAACCGGTGTTAAAATGTCCTGAGAGGCTAATTTTTTTAATGTAACCTCAGATGTTGTCAATCGATTTGCAACATAATGATAATATATATCAACATCTTGTGGTGATATATCCGATGGTCTAACTATACCGTATGATCCTACTGCCATGTATTTTTATTTAATAAATATATTTTTTATTGTTTTATTACATTAAAAAATCCATTTCCATAAATTCTTAATTCACCGGTATTGTCTACTTCAGTTAATCTTAGATTATATTCCATAACACTAAGTTTACCTCTTTCAACAAAAATATCGGAATAGATCGTCGGTTCATCAATAAACCCAAGAAAATGTTCATTCCTTGTTATTAGATTATCGAAAACTTCTTCTTTTGTGAATCCAACGGTCGTACCCGTTATCATCGTATAACCATCAGAATAATCTTTATAAACTAAATTGTCAATAGTATATGCACTATAACTACCGATTTCATCGACCCCGCCCGTTACCCCAGTATATGAATTTGACCCATATAACCTTTTTTCATCTATTCTACTTCCACCTATAGCAACATACTTAAATGTTGTTTGTCCAGTGTTATTTGTGTAATCTAAATCATTTAGATAATCTTGATCACCCGTTAAAACGGTATAAGGTATAGTAAATCCACTAAAAGTACCAAGTGGATTTGGTTTTGATATGTCTTGAGGTATTTTAACTATTTTACTTAAGTTTTGTTTTGTCCATGGACTATCTAAACTTATCGTTATGGTGTATGAACTATATCCAATAGATGGTATTGGGTAAGTTTTTGAAACGGTAGACAGTAAATTACCTGTATGTATAGGTAATGGAGAAGACGTACCATCTCCCCAATTTATAGTGAAAGTGGCTTCTTTTATATATCTAAATTTTTCAATGAATACGGTATTATATACATCAATTACATTAACATTTTGTGTGTAACTAAAATTACAAAATTCTTCTATTTGACTTATTTTACCATCAAAACCGACCATGATACCCATTTCATCAACCGATGAATCTAAATATATAGGTAGGTTATATGTTAACCCCGTATTTGTCCTTAATATTTCGTATTTAGTTTTTCTCATCTATGAAAATGATTGATAAAATTTAATTGGGTTATACCTGGTACCGACTCTAGCACCGGTAGATCCACTATAACTATAAACAATATATGAATAATCAGTTCTTCCAGGTGTGTCTGTTCTATTTATTTCCAATTTATAATACATGTCTCTAGATTCGACTATTTCAGTTGTTGGTGTTAATCCACTATTTGTTAGATTTAATATTTCACCATCCTTTGCGTTATAAAATCTGGCAGACACCCAAAAAGTATTTCCGGTTATTAATGTTTCTTCGAATGCGCTATCATCTTTAAACCAAAAAAGATACATGTTTTCTTTATTCCTATAATTTGATCCCGAAAAAACAGGAACAAATATGTTTTTTATTAGTGGTGCAAAAAAGTATCTTTCACCTAATGGTAATGTTAGATTTTTTGTAAAAACTAATTTTCTGTTACTTCTATCTGGCACATCGTTATTGGGTGTTTTGTAAAATTCTAATCTAAAAAAACTTTCAGTTGCTACTTTTAATAATTTAGCGTTTTCATCTGGTTGTATACCAACTAAATTATAATCTAATCCATTTGTATAGGTTGTTCCTGTTGTAAAATAAAAATAAAACCAAATGTCATTTTGTGTAAAATTAGTAACTCCACTTATTGGATATTCTTCATGTATATATCTAACAGTTTCATAATTATCTATTGGGTTTATAATTCTTTTTAAACTTTCTTTTTCTAATTCTTCGGCGTTCTCTTGCCACCCGAGATCTGTTTTGAAATCGTTTTCGTTATTTATTAAGATATTTTTATCACTATCGTTTCTTAATATATTCATTAACAATCTATTTTTAGATTTTGTGTCTTTTTAACACCATCTTGTTTATTTGTATAGTCTTCCTCATTTTTTAAATAGAAATTAATATCAAATTTTAAATAATGACAATCATTTAAAAACGGAAAATTAGTTCCAAATCCATCAACATCGACATATCCGTGATCATATAGATCTCTCCATTTCCATAAATTTTCTGATTTGTCATATATTATATTTTCAGGTAATCCATAAATTTGGTCGGTATTTGATGTTTCTATATATGGTGATAATTGTCTAATTTTTACTCTATAGTGTGGTTGATAATATAACCCAACCAAATTAGTCGGTACCGCATCCATAGCGGTATCTTGTCCATGATCAAAAATATTCAAAGGTGATGTTATTTTATGGAAAGATTCGCTTATTATCCTTTCTTTTAATTCTTTTGTATTGTATTCAACAAATGCTCCCACTAAATCTGTACCTTTTGGTATTGGGTTACCTCTATTAAATGTTATACCTGAATTAATAAATGGTGTACTTGTTAAACTATTTTCAAAAGGTGAATTTGAATCATCAAAATGTTTATCTACCCAAGTATCGTGAAAATTAAATTTGTAACCGACTTTTGGTGGATAATTAAAATATCCGTTATCGTTTCTAAAGATTATTGATACATATAATTCTGTTGGTGTGTAACCTAAATTATTTGTTATCCCACTTAATGTGTATGGTTCTTTAAAATCAAAAAGTACTGATTCCATTCTATTTTGTTCAACCAAATAGTCAATAACACCTTGGCTATTTTCAAATAATAATTTTTTTTCATCTTCAAATACTGGCGATTCAAACCCCATTTTATCTAAGATGTAATCTTTTAATTCAGTTAATGTTTTGTGTCTATGAACATAGTACTTTGAAGTTGTTTCAGATATATTATTTATATCGAGACATCTCTTTATAAAGATAACGGTATCAAGCGTTAATGATGGTGGAAATTGACTTTTTAGAATGTTTAAAACATAATTTTCAGAATCATATATTTCGTCACCAATACTATCAACATAAAAAGTTCTATTTTCTACCGGTACCGTATTATTTAATGTTGTTTCTAAAATTGTTATATATTCTCCTTGATTTATACCATGTGTAACTGGTGACGTAAATTTATAATATTTACCATTATTAGTAACTCTAAATGGGATACCATCTTGTGCTTGAAAAGAGTAAACTGTACCATCAGATAAACTGTAATTTATTGGATACGTTGTGTCTCCACTATAAACATATGATAAATAAAAATTCCAATTTTTATAAGGTGCGTCAGTTTGGGACATACCAATATGATCAAGTCCACCATCTGTCAAAGTGATATTAGGGACGAATGCACCAGGTGTTGATCCTGATATTGGTTCATTTTTTTCTCTTAAAAGATCTGTTCTTAAAAAGGCAAATTCATTATAGTTTAGATATCCTGTAAAATCACCATCCCCACCATCACCGACTAGTGCCAAATTTCTTTCAAGTGGACCATATGTTGTGTCACCAGAATAGGTATTTCTGAATATCATTTTTATTTTACCAAATATTTTATAATTTTGACATTCGTTTCTTTCTTCATTAAAAAGTCTAGCCAAATCTAAAATAACATCTCTGTCACCTTCTCTTAATAAATTTTTAGATTCATCTAAATTTATTCTAATTGTTAGATTTTCATCGGGTGCACTTTCAAATCTTCTATCTGGTAATATGATTTTTTTCTTATTCATTTATCTTTGTATATTAAATAAATAATTCATAACACATCTTATTGATGATGATGGTTGTTTTTTTATTTCACAAATTCCATTTTCAATCATTATTTTATTATATTCATAGGCCATTCCACAAGTTTCCCAACTCATTTCCTCACCATCAGTTCTTCGGTATATGTTCATCATTTCCACTTCATCATTAAAAATACCATTCTTACTTGGTTTCATATTATCTATTGTTTTTTTACTAAACCCATTTTCTTTACATTTACAAACAACGGCTTTACCATTTAAACTGTAAGCACCATACATTGAGGCTGTTTTTATACCACCATACTTTTCAGAAACCTCAACCAATTTTCTATGTGCCATTCCAGCGAAACATGTTGCAAATTGCAATGTACCATTTGTATCTAATAGACTAACCAATTCATTTAATAATAAATTTAATTTTTCATCACCATCAATTTCTTTTAACTCTTTTGAGTTTATTAAATGTTTACCTCTACCATATGTATTAATGGTAACGTACTTCAATTTATTTGGATACTTTTGTTTAAATTTTTTTATATTTTCAATAACTTCGTTTACTGTTTTAACCGGACCAATTGAATAAGTGAATTTGGAAAATGTTCTAAATAAAAGTTTATCTTTTTTATCATAATCCAGATAAACAACAACATGATTTGGTCTTCTTTTACTAAATAAATCTTTTATAAACATATTATTGTGTATTAAAAAAATAATTCATTAATCCATGAATCGCTAACCATGGTTGTGTAATATTTTCACAAATTCCATCTTCGATAGTTCTTTTATTATATTCATAAGCCATACCACAACTTTCCCAATTTATCACTTCATTATCTGTTCTTCTGTTTATTTCGATCATTGTTTGTTCGTCTCGTTCCATACCTCTTTGACTTTGTGGTAATTTAGATATTAAATTTTGACTATAATTTTTATCTTTACATGAACACATTTTCCCATGTTTAAATAATCTAAATAAAGAAGTAAAATAATTAGCAATCGTGTCTGGTGCAACTATTTTAATTCCATCTAATTTTTGTGACATTTCAACTAATTTCCTATTTATTGTTCCAACAAAACAAGTACCGAATAACATTGATCCGTTTTCCTTTAACATTGGTTTTAATTGTAACAATAATTCAAAAACTTTATCGTCACCTTCTTTTGTGTGTACTAAATGTTTACCTTTACCATTTGTCATTATGATTATGTAATCTAATTTATTTGTATATTTTTTTTTAAAAATATTTAGATCGTGTATCACATCATCAATTTTCCGATATGGACCAATGGAATGTAAAAATTTAGAAAAAATTGTAAATAATCCATTATCTGTTTTATTGTTATCAATAAAAATTATCAAATGGTTTGGTCTTCTTTTACTAAATAAATCTTTTATAAACATATTAGAAAGGTCCGTAAAATTCAATAAATTTATCAAAGGCGGTCTTACCTTTTCTTAATCCAAAATAATAATGAAATGGTATACCAATTTCCATAGTATGTCTTTTGACACCATTCACAGTATGTTCTTTATAATTGTCATTATATTTCTTTTCACCACTACCAGCATCAATACAATCTCTTATTGGTGGTAAAACATAGGGATCAAAATAATCATCATCCAACGGATTTGCGTTTGGATCAGGATTCATATTACCCTTCATTAATTGTATTTTTTGGTTATATATTTTACCACTATAATAACTTTGTCCTTCATCACTACCTATATTACCAGTTGTTGATTCTCCGAAACCATGTCCTATAGTATCCCACATATAATATGGAACTCTTTGGGATACGTCACCAAGCCTTGTTGGTTCATTTAAACATTTTCTAATTAGTTCACCTGCTCTTTCAAATGTAACCGTATCGGGATCATCTTCACTAAATACAAAATCAAGACCGACTGGACCTTTACCATCAAATACCGTACTGTATTGTGCTGTGTATGGTGAAAATGATTCTTCATATTCAAATGGAAAAATTCCCGATTGTGTATTAAAATTCATTAATTGGGCGATATCACCATCTATTAGTCCGTTTGCTCTTGCATCAAATAAATCTTGTACATCTAATTTTCCCCTTTCTTTTATTTCTTTAGATTGAACAATATATTCCATTAAATCATCTAATCCTTTATATGATGTTGCACCTATACTTCTAGATATCGAACAATTAACATCTAACTCAGGATCGGTACATATTTCATTAATCCAAGTGTTTCTTGGTCCTAAATCAATAATTGTTGTTGGGAAATTTATTTCTCTTTTGTAATTTAACCCATTAAACAAATCACCAATTAAATTCATAAAAGGTAATGGAGTACTAAAATTTGCACCATAATCAATTGCCCTAACTTGACCATAAAATCCTTTTGTTTTGTTCGCATAATCACTCGTTAAAGAAGTATTTACACCTAATTGAGTTCCAGTTGCGGGATCGTAATCATATTGTGTTTCTGATGCCGAATAACTCGGACTATATGGTGTAGATCTATAATAGAAATGGAGGCCCGTTGCGTCTTGAACTTTATACACACATTCTTTACAAAATCTATTACTTCCTCTTTTCATAAATTGAAAGAAATATAGTGACCCTAATAACCACGAATCATTAAATGTATATGATACCACCCCTCCACACATTAGCTTATGGAATAATTTTCTTCTTCTAAAAGATTTTAACATTGTAAATGTGTTTCCTGCTAATGGTACTATACTATAAACACCATCTCTAAATTCAGAATATCCTGATAATGTACCTCTTTGTGTTAATCCTTGATCACAATAATATGGTCCCTTTTTCTTTACTTCGCCAGCATATGCACCATTCACAATACATCTTGTTGTGGCATTTCTAAATCCTCCATTCGGATCTGTTGGCCATTTGGCATAAATACTTGCAACAGCACCAACATTACATGGTACACCACTAAAGCATGGATCGGGATGTGATTGTAAAATATTTGTTGAATAATTTCCATCCAATTGATCCCATAAACTAGTTCCGGCACCAATAGAACCATTACTAATACAACCAACATTATATGTACTTGAATTTGTTGGGTAACAATCACCTGGTCTACAACCCATTAAAACATTTCTCGCGGCGGCATATTCTTGTAGTGGTGTTCCGCCATTATATAACGGGAAAACAAATGCCTGTAAATTCATACTACCACCACCACCATCTTCTGTCCATTTTGTGTCAATTATAAAATCGTACTTATTACAACCTTCTTCCTCAATTCCTGATGGTAGATTTGGGTCCGGTGCTGATACGTCAGAACAATCTTCCACATATATAAGTTTAGATATAGGAAAAACACAACCATGATCTTCATGTACAGAATTTTGAATAGGTGTATCATATCTTGTGTTAGTTTCATCGGCAAGAAAACTAGCCAAAACACTATATACCCCTCCACCTACTTTCCATCTACCATATTGTCCAGAATATATTATGGGGTAATTGGTTCCACATCCAATAAAAATATATTGTGGGTCTGTACCAATAAGTGGTGTAATTTCCAATAGATATTTTCTATTCATAATGGCACCATCAACAGTTGACCCTGTATAATTTGAAAATACGTCAATTCCCGTACCACCACATCTATTACAATATGCCGATGTTGATGATGTGGTATAAGTTACACCAGTAAATTGTGGTGGAATTGTAAATGATTGTCCTCTTTTAGCACAAAAAACAAATGTGTTACCAGATGTTCCTGTTGGAACTGTTATAGTATTTCCTGACGCATTATTACAATCAACAAAATTATTTATTGTAAAAGCACTTAAACCTATATTTTTAAAAGTATATGCATCACAAGGATATGTGAAATATAAAGAATCATCAGCGTTGCCGGAACAATAAGCACCGGGACTTTGTTGTGTAGCCGTTACTTGTGAACCAAAACCTGGCGGTATTGTAATGGTTTGACCTTTTTTTGCACATACTTCAATTCCATTAGACGGATTTTCTTCAACAGGAAGATATATCGTTCTACTGACATCATCGCAATCTATATATGTTAAAGTACATGCACTTGAACTATAATTTCTAAATACATACTTTCTACATATGTCGGTATTTCTTCTAATCTCATATTTTTCTTCTACAGTGAAATTTGTGGCAACAGGTGGTTTATTTTTATAATCATCGGCCGTCGGTGCCACTGGTGGAGTTTGTACAGGTGTTTCTTCATTATCTTCATTACAATCGTAACAATCAGGATACACCAATAACTGAAGTCTAAAAATATTTGTAAATTGAAATTCCTTACCCCTTCTAAATGTTCTAGCAGCAGCATCGTTTGACACCCCACTACTTGCTATTGCTTCCGCAATACCAAAAAGAGCGGCCGTCACAAATTCTTTTATAAATAAAGAAATCACGTTACCGATATATTCAATAAAATTTAATACCGTTAAAATGAAAAATTGAAATCTATGATTTCTAACCGCATCGTTTACAGGAAAATAATTATTAACATTTTCACAATCATCTTTTTCTTGTGGCCAGTTTTCTTTAATACCAATAAAAGATTCTCTTCTATCCTTTTTAAAAAAACTAAATGCCCTTTCTAATGCACTTGTTTTATAATATTTGTTTATAAATTCACTAACGGTGTATATTCTACCGTATCTAAATTGGTAAAAATAGTCTTGTGGAACCCCGTAGTTATCACTAGTAATTGCGTCCACACTTGTTCCGGCAATTTCTTTTCTTGCGTCAGGAGGATAATCATCAATATTAGTACTAAATGAATATGATCTACTATCAATTGTTGTTGGTGATCCTTGAAAACTTGTATCACCTATATGATATTCCCTAACATTTGGTACTAAGAATTTACCCGTAAATCTATTTCTAGCACCAGTATCTTCAGTCAATGAAAAACGAAATCTATAATTACCTTGTGTGGCAATACCGATATTCTTGTCATTTGTTTCATAATATTCACCAAACTCATTTGTGGCAATATATTTCATATTCATTGGTATTCTAAAAAAGAATACACCATTCTCATCTATTGTACTATCTATATCAAAAAATTCAAGTATTGGTCTGTCTATATTTGGTGATCCGTCAGGATTTTTCTCATAATTTCCAGTAAATCTAATTGATTCGACATCACCTTTGAATGTTATCAATCTACATTTTTCACCCATTTGGTTGTCAACGTTACAGTTCACCCTTAACGCATCTTTACCTGAATCGGTAAAACTACCTCCCGCAATTATTGCATACGGGTCAATTCTTACTCCTTGAGAAGATAAATCAAAATCAACTCTAGTGATTGCAATTTGACATAACTCTTGGTTGCCCCAAAAAGGATAAACCTCAATAGATTTATCATAACTAACAATTTGTGGTAAAGAATCAATATCCGACGCACTTTTATATGTGTATTTATTTACGAATTTTTCTTCAGATATACCATCGTAAATAAAATCATATGGTACTAATGATTGACATCCCGCATCAGACATATCTAGGTCAATATGTAATGTTTGGTTACCTAATGGTACCCCCCATATCATAAAATCACCCGCTTCATTTGTTTTTACGGTGTACCTATAATATTTTTCAAAAACCTCTAAAACTTCCTCTCTATTTAAGATGTCAGATTGATCAGGAAATGTACCTGTTGGTACGTGTCCTGTATGTTGTTTTCTAGCCGGTAATAGGTTATATCTATAATTTGAATCGTTTCTTTGATCTATTGATCTATAAGGATACAACTCAGATAAAACAGGATCATTTTCATCAACATCTGATATTGGTACAAAAATAGAAACTCTGGCATTTGGGAGACCAAAACCATTATTAACCGATATTCTACCAACAACAACACCATAATCACCACAAAATGATGAGTAAGCCTCTTGTTGTGAAAATTTTAAAGATAGTATTTCTAGTAAATCGTAGTCTTGTTTTAATTCTACGGTTATTTTTTGATCTACACCTATGTCTGTATAAATTCTATGTTTTTGCATAATTCTTATAATAAATAGAAACTAGTTGATTTTCTATTAATATAAAGAAAAATGTTTTTAGTATGTAGTCGAACCTAATGTTTTTACCCTAACTTTTATATCTTTATTTGGGAATCTTATTTGATATATTTGATTTGCTTTCATAAAGATGGTTTTATCGGATTGTAGAATTTCCCTTGTTACATCATCTACATACGGTTGTGAAACCTCAGCAGTGGAATATTCTCCCCCTAATAAGTTAAATGCTCTAATATCAACAACATTTATTACACCGTTTACATTACCAAGTTCTTTAAATAGATCACCCAAAAATAAAGGGTCTCCCATTTTTCTACCATCTATACTAAATGAAGTAATTGTTTTATTTATTGTTTCTTTAATTACTTCTGTCTTGTTTACGTTCTTATCTATGATTAAGTCTATTTCTAAACCCAAATCTATTACTTGACCACTAACAATATCGATGTAATCATTTATCATTCTAAATTCAGATAAATAATTTAAAATATTATTTTTTAATGTATTGGAGACGATATCAATTAAATTACCTCTATCATCATATGATAATAATTTAATTCTAACTTTATTATCTTCTTCCATAACTTCAACTTTGGCGGGTGCCCCATATGTGGATGGCATTGTTTCAATCAAAGATTTATAGTCATTTAAAGTGACCGCCCTATTTTGTGCGGCAAAATTATATGCAATTAAATTTCTTAATTCTTCTATTGTTGGTTGATCGGAACCGCCAACAGCCGGTGTTATATTAGTTACGTTTAATGTGTTAATAACTTGATTATTAATTGTACTATTTGGACCATTAACATTGAATTCCACTTCATCAACACTGTTTATTACATTTACACCGAGATTAGTACTTTTACCACCACCAATTCTATATTTTACAAATAATGTTGTCCCAACCTTGGGTAATGCACCTAATGAAAGATTATTTAGATAAACACCTAAATTTACTTTCATATTATTAGTCATAAAATTATCTAAATTATCTAATGGATCAACATTTCCAGACCCAAACGTTAACGAAAAATAACCCTCTGGTGTATATTCCGTAACAAACTTGTTAGTTACATTTATATAATTTCCTGCTTTAAAATTATCTCTATCAGATACAGATGTTGGATCGGGAACAAAAACTTTATCTTCAATTAGTGATTTAACCTCATACCATTTATTTGTTGACGTATTAAATTCACCAGAATTTGGATTGGATGAGAAACTAGTTCCTTCTTTGTGTATTACTGCAGTAACACCCAAAACATTTTGTTCGGGTAAATAAAGTTTTAAAAATGGTTTTTGATCTAACTCATTTATGACTCTTCTAAAAATTCTTGAAACACCATTAACAACTGGTTCTCTTTTAACGATTGTATATGATACTAACTGATTATTTGCATCAAAGTTTGGTATTTTCAATCTATTTGGTTCACCTCTATTATTAAACGGATTTGAAAAATCAATATCGTCAATAGTTTCAAATACCTGTCCCCCACCAGAAACTTGTGCACCCCCTTTTAAAATACCTTCATATCTTTCATCTTCTTTATCACCTCTAACTGGAACTGTTATTGAAAAATCACACAACGCAACCGAAGGTCTATTTCCAGGTATTTTTAAACCATATGTTTTAGCAATGAAAAATAGAGATTGTCTTTGTTGTGCAAAATCCAACATTGTTTCTTGCCAAACTCTATCAATGTGAAAATGTAGGTTATCTGCAACAGCCGCATTTATATCTAATAAAACAGAATATATAGATGCGTCGTTAGTGTTCTTAATTAGATCGGGATAATAATCTTTGGTCATTCTAACCAATTCTTCTCTTAAACCAGCGAAATCCCTTGTTGCGTATGATATTTTTTTTGCCATCTTATATGTTAATAATTATAAAGTCGGAAGACGAAAATGTACCATTATTTACAGTATAGTCTATTTTTACTTTTGCGGTATATGGTTTTGTAGAATAATCGGAAACTCTAAATAGTCTATTGTCTTCATCCTCCATTGATGCAATTGGTCTATCAGGATCATCTTCACCAGACATTATTTTTATTGAGTTTATATCCAAATTTGGTATATATTTTCTAACACTTTCTCTAATTTCATCTTCAATTAAATTATATGCAACTATATCATTTTGATCAAAAATGTATTCATATAATCTAGTACCAAAGTCGGGTAAATAATATCTACTACCCTTCCTTGTTAATAGAAGATGTAATAAATTTGCTCTCACCTCTTTTTCGGTAGTTTCGGTCATTCTTAAAAAATCACCTTTTCTACTATCTCTAAATGGATAATCTATACCATATGTCGCCATGTTTATAAATATAATGAATATTAAAATGGTAATAAATAAAAAATCGCAACATATGTTGCGATTTAAAATTTGTGACTTGGATTTCACCCCCTGTATAACCAAATCTTAGATGCTCAAGGTACGCCTTGACGACAGATCAATCTTTGAGGGAGTCACCTAATTCATTGTTTGTTTTATCGTCATTATTATTTTTGGTAAAAGAATTTTTACCATATGGACAATGTCTACATTTTTTTCCACAACAATAACCTCTTTCTAAATGAAATCGTTCTGTAAAAACTACTTTACCATTCTCCAAATAATAATGGATATTTTCTACTAATTGATTACTTTTCATATTTTAGTAATTTCACATGATCCATCAGTACCTGAACATGCCATACTAGCATAGTCACTAATGTCTTTATATTGTGGTTTATCTAAAATCTCACCAAAATTAACTTCTTTAAATTGACGAGTAACTGTTTCCCATTTATGGAACAAATGAACATCTTTTAAACAATAAACCATTTTCTTAAGATCTCCTTTGAAATAGTTCTTAGCAAATTTCTTTGCTCTTGTTAACCAATAATTCTTTAATAAAACTTGTTCTCTTGTCCCTGTTACAGGTATGGGACTGTCTGTTTGTGTACTAATTAAAGTATCACAAGCCAACCATAAGTTATTCTCAAAATAATGTAAACCATCAATAACTAATCCGGATGCCAATATGGAACCTTTACCATATTCAGATACAATTTCTTCTAAATTTAATACCGAAGTAAATGGTGCTTGGTTAAAATCCTTATCACCATAATCTGACATAAAACTAACTGCGGTGAAATAATCTCTTTCATTCCAAATATATTCAACAATTGTATCTTTATCGTCAATGATAACAGTACAACTTGTATTATGGTTAACAGGACTATATGTACATAATTCAGGATTAGTCCCCTCATTAACCCAATTCTGTTGAACCAATTTAATTAATTCAAGGTGTTTAATACCTTTCATATCTTTCTTGAATAAACCTTGTTTTGGATTTTCAACTGGTACGAATACAACGTAATCACTTTTAGTAGATGACCATACACTTTCTTCAAGTAAGAAAGACATATTATCTTGTAACCATTTTGCAGTGTTACTTTCTTTATTCAATTGCATGATTCTGAAATATTTTTCAGAGTGTTCAGGGTGAATACCGCTAGCAGTACCTAAAACAACAGAAGCATTTCCCGATGGTTTAACACATGTTGTTCTCGCCGCTTGATTAATTTCAATAATCTGTGAAACTTCCTTATTTGTTTTCTTTACAATTTCAGCACCTTCTTTAAGTAATTCAGCATTAAATAATTTAGGATTATTCATCCATCCAGTAATACTAACACCTAACAATGCTTCTCTTTCAAATATCTTTCTACTTGTTTCACCTAAATAAGGAAAATTAGTATAACCTGCTTGTAATGTACCCAATATGGATGCGTCCCTACATCCTTTAAGGAATTTCTCTTTTGTTGTACATTTTTCTGCATTTATTTCTGTTAAATTACAACCTTGAATACCAAACTTATCATTATTGATTCTTGTAAATTCTTCAATATCATCATAATGTATTTTTGAAAAATCTACATTCATTAATACAGGTATTTTCAAAATTTCAAAACAAGGATTAAACATATCAAACCAACTGTTTGCGAAAACAAATCCAATATCATTTGCACCATCATTCAATTTAACTAAGTATTCAAATTGTTCTCTTTTAACCTCACTTCTCAATAATAATACAGAGTTATTACTTCTACCTCTTTGTGGATTTTCTATTCTCCAATTACCTGTTTTAGCATGAATCATTTCATTATCATTTGGATCCACAATCATATTTAAAGCGGAACGACGAACACCACCAGATAACACAGCATCTGCGGAATGACAAATAATATCGAAAGCTAAAATCGGTCTTATTTCATTTCCTTCTTTTTCTATCCATCTTTCTATTAATTGTTCAATCTTTTCCAAAGATTGTTTCAATCCTTCAGGCCCAGGAGCCTTAAATCCTCCACTAATGAATGATCCTTTTTCTCTAATTTGTGAGTAATCAAATTTTACTTCGTATCCTGCAAATTCAGGGAAAGGTTGTTTATCAACAAAATAAGAAGACATTAATACACCTAAAGCATCTGACCATCCTTCAATACTATCAGAAACGACATATGTTTTAGTACCATTTAGTCTTTTTTGAATTCTACTTAAATTCTTAACAAATGGTATCAATAAACCACCACCAAAACCACAACCAGATAACGCTAAATAAAAAATTTCTTGAAAGACCCTGTTTCTAGCAATGTGACCAGAAGTACAATTAAACATTCTTGTATTATGTTTCATTATTTGTTCGTGTCTATATTGTAAATTCCTTTGTGACGCCAAAACCATCTGATCTTTCATACTTTCCAATGCCGAATTTAAGTATGGTAATAACTCGTCATAATACTTTTTGTATTTCTTTTTATGACCATTCATTATGTCTTCACACGCGTCTTCCCATGTTTCATACCTTTCTTTGTCTTCCAACCATTTAAAATAATCGGAGTGTAATTTCAAATCACTCAAAAATTTTTTACCTTTTTGCATCTCTGTTTTTAATTTATGTTTTGTTTATTATTATTTTTTAACCATCTCCTGTCTCTTCAAAAAGGCTTCTTTGGCTCTATTTTGATTGTTCTGTACCTTTTGTTCTTCATGACCCAAAAGTGTATTCTGAGACTCTGTATCGATAAGTAAGAATTGATTATCGAATTTACAGTTTTGGAACACAACACCATCTTTACCTATACGAGATTTAAGTAATGTTAATGTTGCTAAATTATGTTCCTTTTGTTCTAATGTTTTACCTATTGAAATGATAACGTGACCTATCTGAGCCTTTTTAATTGATCCACCCATTTGATCTGTTGTTACTACTTCAGATGATATCGATCCCCTATTACCTTGAGTGGCGGTCCAAATAACAATATCGAATTCTGTAGTCATGGCTTCTAAACTTCTCATTATAGAACCTTCTCCTTTCCATTCTTCCCCATTTGCAGATCTTTCAGGTGAGATACAATCAACATAATCAATAACCAATAAATCAATATTAAAACCTTCAGATTTGAACTTTCTTATTTTAGATTTTATTTCACCTATTGTAATATTATCACTCGGTAGTTTTAATATTTTAATTTGACCTTTGGTATTTTCATTAACCTCATTAATTTTTTCAATAACTTCTTTTTCATTATCCGGTTGATCATCAGGTGCAATACCTGTCCAAATAGTATAGTGTTTTCTTTTAATGTTATTTACATTATCTTCGAAAACTATTTGAAGAACATTGAAACCGTATATATATGCAGTGTTAGATATTTTCGTAAGTATTGTTGTTTTACCTGTACCTGTTGGTGCTAAAACAACTCCAAGTTCACCTCTACCTAAACCACCTTTCAATAAATTATCGATACCATGAATACCGGTTGGAATTGGATGTCTATAGTCTTTTTTAAGAGCATCTTCAATGTTATCCAAAACATCTTCAACATCATCATTGGTTATACCAACTTGTAATGCCTTTTGAATGATATGTTCGATTTTTGAATATTCCTCAAAATTACCATTCTCAATAATGTTTGTTACCGTTTTTAATTCTCTTTTTAAATTCTGTTGTTTACAAAAATTAAGTGCGGTATCTTTCACATACATTATATCATCTTCGGTACTGTTTTTAATATTTTCTAATGTGTCGATATGAATTTTACCATTATCTTTATTTGTGTGTTCACCCATTATTTTTTGGGCCAAAGTATTGTAATTAGGTATTTTACTATAAGTTCTATGTAATTCTTTTAAATTTTCCATGATATACTTAAAAGAATTATTATCAAAATACTTACTTTCTATAACATCAATAATTGTATCTCCATATTTTTTATCTTCTATAATTGCTTTTATTAACGATTGTTGAAACGATGACCCTAGATGTCCAAAATTTTTTTCCTTCATAATAGTTTTTTATTAAAGTTCGTATTGTAAATAAGTTGTTTCTGGTTGAGACATTGACAGAATTTCAGTCAAATCTGACAAAATTACTTTTAGTCTTGGTCTAATATCAACCGTGTACCTAACCTTTGGATGATAGTAGTGAGCCGGAAACATTCTTTGAATAAATACATCGTCACCGAGCTTAATTTGGATTAAAAAATATTCTTCTAGCTTCTCATTGATATCTTCCACATTATCGGAATTCAAAAAATAATTTTGATTTTCACATAGATAATCGGAACTTTTTATTTTTAAATCTTCAGAAATTTTATCTGAAATTTCTTTTACATAATAATGTAAATCCATTGATCTCATTGCCTTCGGATTATGATCTTTTACGTTAAAGTACCTTTGACAGATAATGTTTTTACCTAATGTCATTAAAAACTCAAATTTTGTGATTTCTTGATTGTTAGTCATGATTTTTGATTTTGATTATTCTTTTATTTTTTTCTTTTCTGGTTAATCTTAGGAAAGGATTGAAAAATATTGTCCACGCATCGTCTCTTTTTGGTAATACCTGAAATAGACCATCTTCCATCATCATTTTTATGGTATTTTTATATGATCTACCTTCAGGATCTAATGTTCCATCAATTAACGATTGTATGTCTTCTATTGCTTCTTCGGTTAAAAATGGTTGATCTAAACTAACTACTTTGGTATTTAATTCGTAGAACTCTTCTTCTAAAATACCTTTTTTAGTTACCCCACCTAATAAGTTTAATATTGTTTTATTATTCTTATCATTTTCAAAAAGAATATTAGTTTTTTCTCTAATTTCTTCTATTGTAACTGGTATGTGTTTGATCTCAGGAAATATAGATATTAATTTTTTAATTCCAAAATTTCTGATACCAAAAACATTATCGGACGAATCTCCACATAGTATTTTAGCGATCTTTACATTTTTAATGTGGATCTCCTCTTTCAAGTAAAGAATAGTGTCATTCTCTTTGTATAATTTACCGTGACCCGGATTGTAAATTATTGTACTATCGGAAACCAATTGAGTTAAATCTCCGTCTGAAGAATAAATAATCTTTTTTTCTTTGGGTGAATTTTGAGTATAATAAGCAATACAGTCATCAGTTTCACAAAAATCATACTGACCCTGTCTAACATATATCTCTTCAAGATATTGTTTTATTCTGTTTCTTTGATAATTGTATGAACTTATTTCCTCTTCTGATCTTAATCTAGACTTTCTGTTTTCTTTATACCCTTCGTATATACGTTTACGTTGAATTGCACCATCTTCACCATCCCAAAAAACGACTATCTTTTCTAAATTATATGTCTCAAAAGATTTTCTAAGTGTATTAAGAAAATGATAGATACCTCCAATGTGTTGACCCTTGTAGAAGTAATTTTTAACACCGTAGAAACCAATTGTAAGTAAATTGTCACCATCAACAAGTAAGGTTGACATTAATGTTCATATTATTAGTTAAAAATATTGTTACCCTTCAATTTCATCATCGTATTGAGAAAATGTTTCCGTCAATTTAAAATCACCTCCACCTAATTTATTAGTCCAATATGTGGAATATTTTTCCTTATATTCTTCAAGTGATTCTTTTGTGTCAGGAATGTATCCATTGTGTACCGCAATGATTTTACCATCTTTGTACCCCAAACCATTAACGTGATTTTTAAGTATTGAGATTTTTGTTCTAATTGCGTAAGAAACTTTTCTGCCATCTTTAGTTGCATCAATATGATTGATCCCCGCTTTCTTTTGATTACCAAATAAGAATACTAATGATGACGCTAACCATAATGCTTCCCCACCTTTAGCCTTAATTTCCGGTTGACCAAATGGATTGTCGGGTAACTCAACCCATGGTTGGTTTACAACAACTAAAGTATTGATTAATGGGTTTTCTGCGGTTGGGTAATCTTCTTTTTTAGATTTGGAAATTCTTGAATGAATACCCATACCAATTTTATCAGATAATACCGATGCGTTGTGTTGTTTACCACCTTTACCATCAAATGTCATCTTACAAGGTATTGATCCAATAGAATCCCATAGAAAACATATAGACCTATCAATTTCACCTTTTTCTTGTGCATCTAATACCTCATTAATAAACTCTGTTGCTTGTTCAATATAATCAAAACTATCATTAAAGATAAAATCACCATCCCATTCACCATTACTATCTTTTTCAGCTTTTAATCCTAACTCGACAGCATGATCCCAACTCCATTTTTTTTCTGTAATAATGAATACAGGTAAGTGACCTTTCTTTTGAGCGTCTGCTGCCGTTAATACAAGTGCAGTTGTCTTAGATGAATTCGAATGTCCTAAAAACATATTAACACCACCCATAACAGGACCGGGTAATCCGCAAGCGTTCATAAAGGCCTCACCACAATAATAGAAATTTGTTTCCTTATATTTGGTTTTTGAAGAGAATTTCTCTTTGTAATTAAATTCTTTTTTCTTTATACTTTTTGCCATTTCTTAAAATTTTTTAGATAAAAAAACATGGACACCTACTTGGACATTGTGTCTATGTAAGTGTCCATGTTCATTAAATTAGAACGGTAACTCTGAATCTACATCTTCACTATCTTGAAGATCGGGAGTAGATGATTTCGATACACCGATGGTTTCTTCTGCGGTAGAATCGGATACCCATTTTTTACTATCAGAATCCCATCTTGGGGTCTCACCTTTTGCAACCATTTCAAGATATTCTACAGGTTTTTTAGAATAAACATCAGACCAAACCAATTCATCATTAATCCATTCTTGAGCGATTGATTCATCACTGTGTAATGGTCCCACGTCTTCGGGGATCACAGAACTAACCGCCGTATATTCTTTACCATTACCTGATTTTGTAAGTGACAATGTCACGATCAAGTCACGACCTTTTTGTGGATCAGTGATATCTCCCTTGTTTCTCCAAATAGGAATAATTTTGTCCAATACCCCCTCACCTTTTATGTTATTTTTAAATCTCCAAAATTTAACACCGTCTTGTTCGTTTTCTCTGTCAATAACTTTAACAATGTAGAATTTTTTTGACCTGTATTGTCTTGCTAATTCTTTATCAGAAGCAACACCACTCATATTTAATCCTTCAGCAACTTCATTTAATGGTGAACGATCACCATCTTGTGCTGGATCATATAATTTAAGCCAATTACCATCAACTTGAAGTTCGTGGAACTTTACTTCAACAAATGGAGAAGAACCATCCTTTGTTGGGAGGATACGAATTCTTTTTTCTTGTGTTTTAACACCTTTAGGTAAGACAGTCGTGAAATACTTTTTCATTCTGTCTTCTTGTGATACTTTGTTTGAGTTGCCACTTGTGGCTTGTTTGTTTTTCTCGTACTGCGCAAGTACTGAATCTAATGTAGACATGCTTTAAAATTTAAATGTTTATAAAATGATTATGATAAAATATAAATAAAAAAAACCAGATTCGGAAATCTGGTCTTAGTTTTTTTTAAAAAAAAATTATTTTACTCTAATGTTAACAAATATTTCATTTTTTGAACTAAACCTAATATTTCATCCCTTAAATTCAACAAATTTGTATCTTCAGGATCTATTTGTGAGGTCATTTGTTTCAATGCCTGACATATTGCTTCCGCCATTTCCATTGGTTTAGCCTCTGATAAATTAATTAAATTTATATTTTTTGTTTCATCATCAAGTTTAAATCTACCGTATTGACCCATTGCCTGTTCAACAAATTCATCCATTAAATCATCCAATTGTTCTCTAATTTTTGCAAACGATTCGTGTCTGGCGATACTTTTAGTCTGCCAATGAAAAATCTTTAATTGTGCATGTAATCCTATAAATAAATTTATATTAGAATTTATATTCATCTTCTTGTTGATCGGGGTTAAAAGATTGTCTTATTGCATCGGTTGAATAACTTTCAACATCACTTTTTGTTAAAACATATTCATTTTTACCTGATGCCCTCATTTGATCTTGTTTATTAGCGAAAAATTGTTGTGGATTTTGATTAAATGGATACGAATCTAACGAACGCATTTCAAGTCTTTCTTGTGGAGTTTTTTCTTTCAATGTTTCCATTTTAGAATCCAATTTATTTATTCTATCCATCACCATATCCATTTGTGATAATTTTTGTTCTAAATCAGTTAATTTAGAAAAAACATCATCCATTTTATTTATGACAGATGAATTGTCTTGTTTTCTATCTTCTAATTCTTTTTTAACACTTTTGGTCATATTAACCAAATCAGTTATATCAATTTCTTCCGTATCTGTAGTCGGAGCGGGTCCTGCAGCATCAGTTGGTGCCCCTCCCGCTGCGGAGTCTGGAGGAGGTATTGCACCGGGTGGTGGTGCACCCGCATCAGGAGGTGGGGGTGCCCCCATATCACCTGGTGGGGGAGGTGGAACGTCTTGTTCCATTATTAATTTATTTGCGTATCTATTGATACTCCTAAAACGTTCTAATTCTTCTTGTATTGTATTTTTTGCCATAGTATTAATCTTGTAATAATTGTCTACCGTCTTCGGTAATATATTTTTTATTTATTCTTTCTACGATTCCGTCTTTAGAACGAATTATATAACATTCTCCTGTTACTAAATCGCA